GGCTTAGAAGCCATCCTCAAGGTCTATTCTTGGCCCATAGGCTAAGTCTAGAGCTGTTCCTACACATTCTTCCCAGAAGTCGTAGGTGTCTTGAAGAGGAGTTGAATCCTTCTCAAGATTCATGAATACACCGTATGCTGTGTTACGGTCGTGATTCTTAGGTAAGTCTTTGAAGACTTGAACCTTAGTAGTTAATAACGCTTGAACTTGTGATTGAGTGAGTAATGTTGACTTAGACATGTTGTCTCCTTAAGAGATAGGTATGTGATGAGCTAGTGATAGCGATAGATAATTGGATTTATCCAAACCATAAAATGATAAAGAGTGTAACGATTGTAATAGAATAGGTACCCTTTGAGAGGGACGAACTAAGGGGGGCACCATTTGGAAAAGTGGTGTCATACCAGTATACGATTCATTCGGGAAAATTTATAAAATATGATAAAAAATATTTTGTTCATTCGGGAAAATTTTATATAAAAATGCGTAAGGTTTAGTTAAGGTTAGATTAATACTACTCTTTCGGTTTATTTTTATATATTTATAGGGGTATACGGTATGTTTCACTGCATAGGAACACAAGTGGTAATTAAGATTTGCCGGTGTATAATAATTTATCTTAATATAAAGGACAACTATGGATTCTAATTCCAATTGTAGTAATTGTATGTATCTAGTTGTAGTATGTGAAGATAGTCCCTCATCATTTGATTGGTGTAATAAGAAGTATATGAAATGTGAACAGGTTAAGTCATGTTTGTCTTAAGTTATAGAAATAAGGAGCCGTGATCCATTGTAATTTATGATATACTTTCACCATGATATACCAAGTTCCTGTTCTTGGTATATTGTACCTCTAAGCAGGAATCCTCAAATTACTATAATAGATAAGAACCACTTAGTTTTAGTTGTGGTATAATCACAATATGAATGAAGCAAATGAATATAAGGTATTGTTGAAAGCTAAGGCTAGAGATAATATGTTTAAAACTCCCTTTCAGAATAAAGCAGTTGAACTTACACTAATAACGTACATGCATAATATACTAGATGATAATGTCACTTTAGTATTGTGCTATGATGGTAACAAGAGAAAGTATACATATACTGGTGATGATGCGATTGATATGGCTATTAGTATAAGTAAAGATGTTAGTATTAGCTATAAGCAAAAAATGAAAGATGCAGTTATGAATGAGTTGATATTTTAATTTAATTTAATTTAAACTAAACTAAACTAAAACAGGATAATAGATGAGTAGTAAAACTAGAACTAAAACTAGAACAGAAATAATTACTAAGACAATAATGGCTGACTATAAGTTCAGAGGCTATGCATGTATTCCTGAGATGCAGATAGGGGATTTGGCATATAAACTGGGTCTAAATGATACCGGTTTGACTACTAAGACTAAAAGAAGAACTAGAACTAGAAAAAAAGGTGCGTATAGAATGCGACCTGATATCTGGTTAGTAAATAGAGATGGGCAAATAGTAATCATAGAAGTTAAAAGTAGTAGAGCTGATTTCATAAGCGATAAGAAATGGCATATCTATAGACAGTTTTGTGATATGATGTATTTTGCAATTGATGGCTCTTATATCAATAGAGATGAACTACCAGCAGGAATAGGACTAATGAAACTAGATGAGTCAGAAAGAGGTTTCTATTTTGATAAGAAAGCTAAGACTAAAAAGTTTGACTTAACACCAGAGATAAGATGCGACCTGATGTTTAGAATGGCTAGAAGTCTTAGCAACAGACAATGTTTACTGAAGTAATTAATAATTAACTCAGTGGTTCTTTGAGCGTGAATGAGCGGCACGAGGAATGACAGGAGCGTAGCGACTGGATTGACGACCGCCCGAATGGAAGCGAAGACTAAGAATAAATAAAGGATTAGTATGGAATTAATTGTAGGATGTGTGACACGAATGCCTGAAGGATACGATGACAGGTACTTCAATGTAGAGGTAATAGGAACAGATTTGAATGATAATAGACTAAGCAATGATAATGGATGCAATATCAATCTGCATTACTTGATAATTGATATACAACCAATGGTAGATGAGATAGTTGATGAAGTAGTGTACTTGATTGAAAAGGGTAGTGGAGATTTGTTGTGGGAATTAAAAGAAGATGGAATAAGTGAATAGAAGTTAAGACTAACCGCGGTCTTCTCCGGCAACAGAGTTGACTTTCGAGGCTAAGGCCCGACCTAGCGAGGATTGATCATCATACAAGTTAGATTCCACATAAACAGTGTTTAGTTTAGCAGAATAACAGTGGTTCTGTCAATAATGCAAAAACCGTTCCACAAAAGAATTGATATAAGCAATAAGTATTCCAATTATTAGTAAGCAATAAGTGTACCAATTATAGCAAAAGCCTGTTGCAGGTCTCTGTAAGTAATCTTCATATATAATGTATTTATGAACAGGAGAAATAAAATGATTGAAGATAAATTTAAACGTGAATACATGCTAGATATAACTTTCGATGAAAACCGTGAAGAAGACTCAGTACGGAAAAGAAATAGACGACACAATAAATGTGGAATGTGTTCTGACTTTGATAATGGATGCACAACATCTGAGATAGAAAGAAAATATGGTGATGCTAATACACCAGCTTGCTCTGAGTTTAAATAACCATGTGAATAGTGAATTAAGTGATAATTAAGAACCACTAAGTATACTTGATATATTAAATAGAATAAAGGAATTAATTATGGCAGATGGTATACATATAAAGAAAGCTAATAGAGGTAAGTTTACTGCTTATTGCAAGAGACTTGGTGAAGCTGGTGTTACACAGAAGTGTATAAGTAAAGCAAAGAGTTCAGATAATGAATTAACTAGACGTAGAGCTGTTTTTGCTGAGAATGCTAGGAAATGGAATAAATAATTTCAATTAATTTAAGCTAAGCTAAAGAATAACAACTGTACAATGACAAATACAAAATAATAAAAGGAACTACAATGTCTAACATTAATAGAGTTGAATCGTTATCATTAACACTGACGCATCGCTATAATAATGTAGATTTAAATGGTAGTGCCTTCTGTAATCCTATTAAATGGATACAGGAACCACTTAGAACGTAACTTCTTTCTCAGGGAGTTACTGAAAAGTAGCTTCTTTGAAAATCACTCAAAAAACTTACTTTTCATAATCAGTTAGGAATAACTTAAACTATTTACCTATGGGGATATAGCTCAGCTGGGAGAGCATCTGCCTTGCACGTAGAAGGTCATCAGTTCGATCCTGATTATCTCCACCATATAAATAAAATGCTAGATTAGCTCATCATTGGAAGAGTGCCGCTTTTGTACTGCGGAGAAAAATGCTTGGATCCGTTAATGGTAAACGACTAGTTTTGTAAACTAGCCCTGTTGGTTCGACTCCAACTCTGAGCACCATGTTAAAAATAAGTTAAGACGTGCTTCAGTTGATTTGTAGTATAATGTTACAAATCAGGAGAAACACTATGGAGATAGAATGCGAACAATGTGGATTAGTTCACAATAAGAAACCGTCGGTTATAGCCAGAGCAAAAAATCATTATTGCTCACAAGAATGCTCACAACTTGCAAGACGTAAAAGAATTAAGTGTGAATGCGGTGTATGTGGAAATAAATTCGAAAGAACAGAAGCTGCAGCTAGTAAATATGACAATGTATTCTGTAGTAAGTCTTGTGCTGCCACAGCTAGCAATACTAACAAGCGCAGGAATTGGAAAGGCGGCTTTAGAACTTATAGAATAAGGGCTATGAAAGAACTTCCAAATCTATGTAATAGGTGTGGCTATAATACAATAGTTAAGATATTACAAGTTCATCATATCGACAAAGATAGAGACAATAATGAAATTTCCAATTTAGAAATTTTATGTCCTAATTGTCACTGTGAAGAACATTACTGCTGATCGCGACGGGTTCGAGTCCTGTATCTAGCTCCATAAAAATGGAAGATAAACCAGATGGGATCTGGGATTGCTTGCTAAGCAAATCGTACAGTTTACTGTATCGTGGTCGGGATGCGTATCTTCCTCCAAAAAAGACTTACTTAAGGCGAATAGTGTTATACTTATGGGATAAAGATATCCTCCAAGGAAACAATATGGAAAAGTATAAAAGACCAAGTAGGTTAGTTGTTTGTAAGATGTGTTCAGTAGAGTTTGAAAAAGAACTACGAGACATAACACGGACTAAAGAGCGAAACGGAGTACATTGCTGCACGCGCAAGTGTTCAAGTGCTTATGTATCTAAATTAGCACAAAGTAAGAGTAATAAGTTTAACCATTACCTTATTAATATAAGAAAAAGTAGTAGACGAAAAGAGTCTCCTCATACAGTTACTGCAGAGTACCTAGAAGAAATATGGAACAACCAAGATGGTAAATGCGCCATATCTTCACTTTCTCTAATCCATGCTGTTCAGAGAACTGATCGTACAATGTATCAAGCATCTGTGGACAGAATTGATAATTCAAAAGGATATGTGATAGGTAATGTACAATTTGTATCATTAGCTGTAAACTATATGCGTAATACATTTTCAATAGAAGAGGTTAGACAATTTATAATGGAGCTTGCCGCTAAGGTAGCAAATCCGGTTTGAACCCGGTGGTATGGTAAGACATAGGATTTCGATTATTCCAGGCTCCTCCAAAATATATGCGCGGTAGTATGGAACTAGTCGAGGCTCATACCCTCTGATGCTAGCTGAAGTCGGTGTCAGCCTGCGCTCCCAAAACATAGAGGATTAGGCAAGCGGTATGCCACCAGGTTTTGAACCTGTAGATCAGAGGTTCGAATCCTTTATTCTCTACCATAAATGGTCTATTAGAACAATTGGTTAGTTCACCTCCTTGTCAAGGAGAAGGTTATCGGTTCGAATCCGATATAGACCGCCATAAAATATTCTGCTCAGTTGTAGTCAACCGGTACGACACCTGGCTGTTAACCAGTGAGAGTAATCTCTATGTAGGTTCAAGTCCTACCAACTGAGCAGAGTATTTATACTCAAGGCTCCGGAAGGAAATTATAGGCAGGGAAATAACAATCTCTGCAAAATGCGGGTGTGGCATATTGGTTGTGCGCTAGGTTTCCAACCTAGTTTCTTCGGATTAAAAGCAGGTTCGATTCCTGTCACCCGCTCCAAATTTAATACAAAGAGAATAAATGAAGATAGTGAAAACTATAGTCGTTGCTTAAACCGATAAACATAGGTTAAGGATGCGACTTAAAACAAAGATATGTTTAATAGTCGCATCGGTCACCTAACGGTTATGGTACCCGCCTTTTAAGCGGAAAAATGAGAGTTCAAATCTCTCTCGATGCACCAATTATTCTGGATTAGCTCAGTGGTAGTAGCGTTCCCTTGATAAGGGAGAGAGACAAGTTCAATTCTTGTATCCGGGACCAAAAGAATAATGGATGTTAGTCAACTATCGGTTGGTTGAAGCGAGCTGTAACCTCGTAACATTGAAACGTGCTAGGTTCGACTCCTAGAGCATCCACCATAAATAAGTCGCGGTCGTCTAACGGTTAGGACCACAGGTTTTCGACCTGTTAATCAGAGTTCGATTCTCTGTCGCGATACCAAAAATACTGGCGTATTTCAGAGTGGTCAAATGACCTCCCCTCATAAGGGACTGCAGTAATGCTTCATAGGTTCAAATCCTATTGCGCCAACCATGCCTCCTGTCAGAGAAGAACACTCAGAGCTCATAACTCAGAGCAGCTACGTTTGAACCGTAGAGACGGCACCAATAATAAATGGGTATAGGAAAGTCTGGAGTTTCCGCTCGCCTTGGGCGCGAGAGATCGTAGGTTCAAATCCTACTACCCGTACCACATACTCTAAAGACCGAATGGTGAGGTATCTCCTTTACATGGAGCTTGTCGTAGGTTCGAATCCTACTTAGAGTACCATTAAGTATATAAATTAAGTTGGGTTAAGAGATTCCCATCCTAGTAAAAAAAAATCTCACATGCGTAGATGTTGGAATGGTATACATCTTGGTTTTAGAAACCAGGGCCTTCGGGATTGAGAGTTCAAATCTCTCTCTGCGCACCATGCCAGTGTAGCTCAAATGGTAGAGCACCGTTTTGAAGAATCGGGTGTAGGCGGATCGTTACCGTCCACTGGCACCATATAAAATATACGAGAGTGGCGAAGTTGGTTGAAACGCAATGCGCTTAAAACGCATCACAGATAAGTTCACATCGTGGGTTCGACTCCCACCTCTCGTACCAAATGTGTGCCTTTAACTCAGTTGGTAGAGTCCTGGATTCCAAACCCAGTTGTCGTAAGTTCGAGTCTTACAGGGTATGCCATACAATAATAAGGAACCACTGGTGAAAGATAAACATAATAGGAAGATTACACAGTCTAAAAAGTCCTATACTAGAAAGACTAAACATAAGAATAGATAGCATCGAATTTACTTAGGTAGATTGGCTGGTGGCTATGGCGTAACGGTTAACGCAGCGGTTTGTGAAACCGTGCATCAGAGTTCAATTCTCTGTGGCCACACCAAAATCAATGTCTGATTAGCAAAGTGTCTAATGCGCTTGCCTGCAAAGCTTGTATCGTTGGTTAGATTCCAACATCAGACTCCACAAATGCCCTATGTCCCTGTCAATCCCCTTCTAAGGGATTCCATTAAAAGATAGGAGGAGGTCGGTTGTTCAATTCAACCATGGGGCTCCACTAAAAGTTTGTAGTCAAGATTTAATACACAAAGATGTTTGTCATTAAGATTTCTCAAAATGTTAACAACAAAGAATTCACATGCCGACACAAACTGGATAGAATGGGCCTTCGAAGCTCTAGATTGTAAGTTCGAATCTTACTGTCGGCTCCACTAAAACTATACAAAATAATAATAATATGCTACAATTCTATAAACTAACTATAAGCTAATAGGATGAAATGCATGAGCGATTACAAAAATAAACATACCGGTGGTTCTGATGAACCTACAAAACCTGGACTTCCACAACATACAAAACCTCAAAATCTTACTAAAGATAAATTAAAAAAGTTTCTACCAAAAGGTAGTGCACACTCAGTTACAGACAACATTATGAATATGATACATAAGATGGAGTCAGATACTGGTATTATGCAAGAGTATATGGAAGAAGCAGTATTAAGCAATATTGGTGTATTCAATACTATGAAGAAGCTTGATGTCTCAGATTATATCGCTGCTGTAAAATACTGTACTCTAAAAAATGATATGTCCAACAAAAAAGCATGGGAGATAGTATTTCCAGAAAAAATGATTAGACTTGAAGAGATGAAGTTAAGAATGGGTGATAAAGTCAATATTGACTCACATGTGTCTAACTACAACAAGACCAAGATTGTAACTGAACTTGAGACATTAATGAGAGTTCATGCTTCAATTCAATATGCTGGATACAACAATGAGGCAATGATGGTTCGAGTAAACCTGATGAGAGGTAAAGGTGCTAATCCAACTGATAGAGTTAGTCCATTAGTTCAACTACAAGCTGCTGAAGGCGTATATGCAGATACTAAAATGCCAGAAGACAACAGTATCGAATTGAAGTTTGGGATGACTGATGATGCTAAAAGCGTGCAGGAGAATCTAATGGATGAGATAAGAAAACATTCTCTGCTACAAGCTGAAGCCATGAAAAATGGTGGAGTCTTGAATAATGTTCAGAAGCTTGGATTAAAAGCAGATGCAATTGATGCAGAGATAGAGGAATAATTATGGCAAGAGTATTATTAAAATACCCAGACGGAACCACTGGAGTAAGGTATTCAAAAGAAAGATTTAGGAGAGAAGAAGAAAAAATCACTGCTCCAGTTGCAATAGATTGGGAATGTGTTGATGAGCTTAGTTTAAGTGAGATGAATGACCTGTTGTCGCTGATGAAAGCTGGCAGTGAAGGCTCAAATAATCTGATGGAATTAATGGAAGTAAAAGAGACTGAGCTAGACATCCTGTCAACAATTGCTACAAGCAAAGAGAGAATGGCGGAAGTCGCTGATGAAGAGGAGGAATTGCTAGAGCGTGCAGAGTTCAACCTCGATTTAGCCCTAGATACATATGACCCAACCTTTCCTGGATATGAAATAAGTGCAGATGCTTTTGAATTCTTCAGTTTAATGAGATTGGTTGCTGGTGAAGACTTCGAGTTTGATACGCCAAAAGCTCACTACTTTATGGTTGATATGTTGCTAGGGTACATAACTGATACTAATCAGTTCCCATACAGTAAAGAGATCTGTGATACCATAGAAATAGATAAGTTATTTATAGGGTTTATGGCTAGTCGTGGTGTTGCTAAATCAACAGTAGTGATCTCGTTCTTCGGAGTATATAGTGCGATAAAGGGAGAATTACCTAATGGAATAGGGAAAGTATACTTTTATTTACTATTAGCTGCATCAACCAAGGGTGGTGCTAGAGTAAATGCATTAGCCGTAAGAGCGATGTGTGAAGACTCAGAGTACTTAAAAGAGTACTTTGAAGAAATGAGGTTTACAGAAACAGAAAGTGAGTTTGTTAGACGTGGAGATGGTCCAAAAAAGAATCGTTCTTTCCTACTGAGATATCAGGGAATAAACACAGGAGTTCGTGGGTCAAGATATGGAGAGAGACGTGTATGTGCACTAATATTTGATGATGCTATTCTAAATACTGCTGCAGCTTATTCTAAAGTGATGAGTGAAAATCTAGATGAGATTATCCATTCAGATGCGACTAATGCATTAAAAGGTGGGGGCAAAGGTAGAGTAATGCTATGTTTTACACCATTCAGCTACTCAGACGTAAATACCAAAGCAATACTGCAAGGGGCATTTACTCCGGTAATAATTCCAATGGCTAAAATGTTTGACGCTGAAAAGCCATTGAAGGCTGCAGACATTGAAAGCACGTGGGAGGCTATGCATCCAGCCGTTTCAATTGCAGCACTAGCTAGAAAAGCTAAGAAGACAAAGAAGCTTAAACTATTCATGCAGGAAAGAATGCTCAGATTAACCAGTGGTTCTGATAGATTAGTTCCTGATAGAGCAATACAGTTCTGCGACATGAAGCCAATAGTAAATAATCTAGACTACTATAGTATCTATATAACAACAGACTTTACCACTACTAGTGGAGAAGAATCAGACTATAGCGGTAGGGCTACATGGGCAGTAAGTAATAACGAAGATTGGTTTATGCTGGATTTGGCATTAAGAAAGATGACTATGTCTGAACAATACAAAGGCACTTTGGACGAAGCAGCACGATATAAGAAGAAAGGTAAGAATGTTGAACTAGGTGTTGAAGTTGATGGCAATCAACAAGCCCACATTCATTCACTTGAGAAAGAGATGATGACCAGAGGTGATTGGTATTCGTTTGCTAAGCCCAAAGGCGATCCATATTCTAACCGTAAAGGAATACTGAGTAAAAATACCGGCGTGAATAAGCATGAGAGATTCAGAATAGCTGTCAATAGTGTATTGCTACCTCAAAAAATGTGGTTTCCAGAGCACTTGAAAAATACTCCAGATATGATAGAATTTATAGCCCAAGTAAAAGGTGCGACACATCAGAACTTTACAAGAGCTGATGATGGACCGGATTTGATTACTATGGCTGCAGTTAGCATGAATGTTATCTACCCTACAGAAATGGGCAATCCGATTGTTGCACCTAAGAATGGTATGACTGTAGAAGATCCGTTCTGGGGAGATGATAGTGATGAGTTTGGAGAGATAACTGGATATAGTAGTTATAACTAGTATTCTTTAGTTATATTTGCTTTTATGGTATAATACAGTAAAATTGTATAAAAACATAAGGCTGATGAATATGACATATGGAAACGTAAAATTTTTAGTAAGTGCCTTGTTGGCTGGAGATTATACACTTACATCAGTTAAAGAAGAGCAATTGATGCTACTTAGTTATGCTTTCAATAAGTTAGCTACTGAAGCGGATGCATTAAAATTGTTCACTACAAACAAAGGTGAGAATATACTTCGTGAAGGTAAAGGCAATATGTTCGTTAGAATGCCAGAACTTCCAGAAGATGATATTGATGAACTAGACATTGATGATGAGCTTGGCTATCCAGCAGCTAGATTCATTGCAAGCTTTATTAGTAAAGAAAGTGGCGGAGTTCATGAGAGAGAAGCATACAAACTGATTCGTGACTATAATTCAAAAGTAGATTCATATCTTACTTCTCTTGAAGAGGATAGATATCAAAGCTCTCTAGGAACCACTGATGATAAGTGATTTCCGTATAGACATGACAAGTGATACTGCTCACAATGAGATACATGAAATATATGAAGCAGCGAAACTTACTTTCAGTGAAGATGTACCATTCAGTATAATGAAGAACGGCTTAACCGGCGGTTCTTATCCAATAATCTATAATAAATTCTATACTAAGTTTAATTTTGCACTAGACTATGGAACTGAAGGAACCACTGAGATAATGTCTGAGCGTGAAAGAGAAACATGGTATGACTTTGTAGAGTATCAAGATGGCAGAACTGCATTTACTGTAAAAGAAGAAATGGTCGTAATAGCTCTTGACGAAGCAATAATTGCTGATATAATGGGAATAGATAGAATTAATGATTCTCTTAAATCAGAAGACTATTTAGAACTAATGCACAGTAATGAATTTACTGGATTTGATTAATTAAAAAGGAAATGACATGGCTGTAACACCAGAAATAATACAAGTTCTACAGGAAATCAGAGGTACATCTGGTCCCGGTGAGGATATGGTTGATGGTATCTATTGGGACTTAACTGCAAATACTGACTATAATGGTAACGATGGCTTATATAGCGACGTAGTTGCATTGCATTCAGAGATGACAGATATAAATGAAAGCTTTGATAATGTTGATAATACAAGTGATGCTAGTAAGCCAATTAGTACTGCAACTCAAGCTGCACTAGATTTGAAGGCTCCACTAAATAGTCCAGCTTTAGTTACCCCTACAATAGATGGATTAGCTCCAGAAGTCTATATAGCTTCAAGATTAAACTTTGCTAATATTCCAATATCAGATCCATTAATTAATGGTGCTATTTGGAATGATTTCGGAATACTAACAATAAGTGCTGGATAAGTAAATGCTTGGAGATTTTAACTATTATGAGAATAATGCTAAATCAGCTAAAGACGTAGTTGGTGCAAAGTATCTCTACAAAGGTAACGATCCATATAGAATTCATGCATCTTCTGAGCTAAGAGATAAAAAATTCGCTATAATAACAGAAGAATTTGGTCCAAAGATTAGATTTGCTATGAGTTATGATACAAATGGTAATATTAGCTTCATGAGTGGTTCCGAGAAAGATATCTGGTTTAAGTTCCTTAATTATCAAGATGGATCTACATTCTTTACTGAAGAAGATGGACTAGCTGTTGAAGCTATAGATAAGTGCTTTATAGCGGCATTAACTAATGAGACTAGAAAAGAAGATATGTGTAGGTCAGAAAGCTATTTACAGCTAATGTTCGATACTGTATTTGAATAGACATTAAATAAGGAAAACATATGGCATATGAACCAAAGTTAATAGAGGTACTGAAAGAGATTAGAGGTACCGGCGCACCAGGTGACATTCCAGAAGATGGGATTTATCACGATATTATACTCAAGGAGACCGACAGTGATGATGTGACAGCTAGATTAGCACCTGGTATGTATGGCTCTATGCAGATTATGCATGGGTATATAGATGAGTTAGTACCTATTAAAGATGAGTTAATTGCATTAGAAGCTATGGCAGATGAACTACATAGCCTTTATATGGATAAGGCTACATTAGATAGTTTATATGCAGATAAAGTTACATTAGATAGTATTTATACAGATAAGGTTACATTAGATAGTTTGTATAATGATAAGGTAACTTTGGATTCATTGTATGCTGACAAGGCCACATTAGACTCGTTATTTGCAGACAAGGCTACTCTTGACTCTCTATTTACTGATAAGGTTATGTTAGATAGTCTCTATGCTGATAAGGCTATATTGGATTCGTTATATGCTGATAAGACTATACTTGATAGCTTATATGCTGATAAGTCTAAGCTAGATTCTCTATTTGCAGATAAAGTTACATTAGATAGCTTATATAGTGATAAGTCTATATTAGACTCTTTATATGGAGATAAGGCTACGTTAGACTCACTATTTGCTGATAAAGCAATTCTTGATAGTATCTACGCAGATAAAGCAACACTTGATTCATTGTATGCAGATAAGACTACTCTAGATAGACTACATACATCTATTGATAATATTGATACTGTAGAAGCGTCTATATTAAATGTAGATGCAGTTGGTGATGATATAGATAATGTGAATGCTGTAGCGGATGGCCTTGCAGATGTGAATAACTACGCAGATACATACTACGGTGGATTAGCAACAGCACCTACAATAGGAAGCCATCCTTCACTAAGTGTTGGCGATATGTATTATGATACTGCATTAGATGAACTAAGAGTATATGATAATGGTGATACATGGAAGTCAGCAGGTAGTACAGTAAATGGTGTAGATAAAAGTGAACAATTTAAAGTTGGTACTGCGAGTGGAATATATGATGGAGTATCACTAAATACATTCCCTATGGTGAATGGGTATGATGCAGGATTTGTAACTGTATTTAGAAATGGGTTTGCACTAGCTGCTGAAGATATAGATATTAGTAGTGGTACTAATGTAGTACTATTAGAAGATGCAAATACTACTGACGTAGTTTATGCATTAGCATTTGGAGCATTTGTATTAGTGGATCATTATACTAAGGCAGAGGTAGATACTCAATTTGCTGCATATACTACTGCCAGAAATCAATCAGTTGGAAACATTAACAATCCACTATTAGACTTACCTCTAAACAACAATTTGTCTATGAAACAAGGAGTAGGCTCAGTTACATTTGCTCGAACTACTACTGCTACTTATATTGATAGATATGGAGTATTACAATATGCTGGAATAGATGAAGCTAGATTTGAGAAAGACGGATTGTTGATTGAGGGTGGTGGTACGAATTTATGCTTATATAGTAATGATTTGAGTCAATCAAACTACAATAAAGCTAGATGTTCACATTCGGTAGACACAACTACTACCCCTGATGGAATTTCTCTTGCCAATAAGATTACAGAGGATGGTACAGTTAGCAATACACATGAAGCTTATCAGACAGTTACTTTAAACGCAGTAGACCATACATTTAACTTATACATTAAAAAAGGCAATAAGCAGTATAGCGGATTTAGATTTTATAATGGTAGTGTAACTACGCAAGTAGTTGTTGACTTAGATGCTGGTACTATATTTTCAGGAACTGCTACAATAGAAAGTGAAATAGATGATTGGTACAAAATATCTATAACCGATACATCGGTAGTTGGAGGTACTTGTTATATCTATGCTACTCTAGCGAGTGATGCGGGAGCTATTTCTTATGATGGCGATGGAAGCAGTTATACCTATTTTGCATTTCTACAACTAGAAGAACTCCCATTCGCTTCAAGTTATATTCCTACGACAACAACTGCTGTTACTAGAGGTGCTGATGTTTGTGAGGTAACTTATGAAAATAATTTCCCTTCTCAGACCGAAGAAATAAGTATATTAAACGATATTTCGATACTAGGGTACAAGGGAGATCAAACACAAAGAGTCTGGAGATTCAACGGGCTAGTATCTGCTCAAATGAGAATTACCCAAGCTAATAGAGTAGGGGTATACTATGGTAATACCAATACTAATGTTAATGTTGATACTTTACAGACAATGAATAGATTGGGAATGGTATACAATAAGAGCACTGTATATGGATATGGTAATGGGATATTAGACAACAGTGTATCAATGACAGCACCTACTGGAACATTATCTACATTTACTCTAGGCTCAGAAACCAATGGGGCAAATAGCTTATATGGTCATATTAAAAACTTTAGAATTTATGACAAAGCACTAACATCAACGGAGGTAGCACTATCATGAGAGATGAAATATTTTACTGTTCAGATATAGAACAGCTTAAATTAGAGTTAGTAGCTGAGGGTATGTTTGATGAAGAAAGTCAATCATATACTCATGGTAATTGTTTGACACCTATAAAGTATAACGGAGTTAAGACACTCAGTCTTGTTAGAAATAACAAACTAGATTTAAGTAAGTTTCCTAGTCTTACAAACTTAGGAACTTATGACGAGATGTTTAGTGATGAAGATAAGCATAATCTCTATAAGAGTGTATATGCTTACGATGTTCCAGTAACATATATAGATGAAGAGGGTAATGAGCAGAGTTACGATTTACCAATTAAAATAGGGAGTTTCGCATGAGCAATGTAGTAAGAAGTAATCAAGCATTAAATGATTTAGCTAATGGTAAAGAGTTAGCTATAAATTGGGACTTTAATATTGGCATTAGTGGGTGGAGCACAGATGCCAACAAATGGGAAGTATCTAGTGGAACAGCAACTAATGCTGGTGCTTACGGGAATATAATAAACACAACCAAGCTTATAGTAGGCAGAAACTATGAAATAACAGTAAATGTTTCGGTCATTGGTTCTGGGGTAAATATACTTGATGGCTCTGGAGTACTGGTTACTGGTGTACTGGGGGAGAATAAGGTGCAGTTTATTGCAGCGGGGACTTTATTAGGGGTTGGAGGCTCTGGGGGTTCTGCCGTAGGTGACATCTCAGTAAAAGAGATACCACAAGTTCAAGGGGAGAATCTACCTGATTATGTAGCTAGTAGGCTTGGAGTAATGGCTACAAATAATTTTATACACATTCAAGACCAAAAGGTTTCTGGTTCTGCCCCTCAGAGCATTAGTTCAGGTTGGAATACAAGGGAGTTGAATACAATACTTACAAATACCATTTCACTTGCAAGTCTATCTAGTAATCAATTTACATTAGCACCAGGTAAGTATTTTATAGAAGGACTAAGTACTGCCATGATGGTAAATGCAAATAAGAATGCTTTATATAATGTAACGGATACTTCTTATGATATTATAGGTATAAATCAATTTACTAGACATGTAGATGATATTTTTGATGCTATGGCTACAACAAATGCTTCTTTTTCTGGAATCGTAGAGATAACATCAACTAAGGTTTTTGAATTGAGACATTATATACAAAGCGATTATAATTTTGGTTCAGCTACAAATATAAGTGGAATCGTTGAAGTTTACTCAGACATTAAAATATGGAAAAGGTTTTATTGAAATTCCAAATAATGTTGCTTGTAACATGATTTTAGAAGATGGTGCTTATGTATCTTATGGTGCTTTAAAAATTGTAGATGATATATATGTTAAAGATGAAGTGAAGTTACAAGAGAAAGCAGACGAAGAAAGTATAGAGAGTACTAATAAAATAGCTCTAAAGTACCTTGCAGATACCGATTGGTATATAATTAGATATCAAGAAACTTCTGTAGAAATACCTCAGGAAATTCTTGATGCTCGTGCAGAAGCTAGAACAAAGGTTATCTAATGAAAGTGATAATGCTACCTAAATGGTTAATGCCTTTTGGCTATGGCTTGGCACTATGGAAGCTAGTACTGATAAATAAGTCAGCAAAAGATATTCCTTATGTTATAGCTCACGAAGCATGTCATGTGGAGCAGTGGAGTAAGATAGGTTTGTTTAAATTTCCATATCTATATATCCTAGAATTAATAAAAGTAGGTTATACAAACAATAAGTATGAGAAAGAAGCCAGACTTTACGGTACAATAAACAAAAGTAAGTATAAAGGATATTAAGATGGACTTAGAGAGCCGCTTTTTTGTAGAAGAAGCAATTAATGAATTACCTAAATTTGGAGAAGAAATATGAGTAAAATAATAGACTATATAGAAAATACAGTAGAACTGGTAACGGATACTCCTACTACTGATACAGAGTTCAGTGCTAGGAATGTATTAGCTGATACTAGATTAAGTGGTATTCCTACAAGTAATTTACTAGCTGGAAATACTGCGTTATCAAATACAGTAAACACACTAATCTTTGATGCAGTTACTTATACTGGTAATGGTACGAGTCAAGATGTTGTAACAGGTATGGAATCATGTGACTTCACACAACAATATAGTAATAGCACAAGAGGAAATGAGCTCGTCACTAACGGTACATTTGATACTGATACTACTGGGTGGACAGCAGATCTCGATGCAACTCTTTCAGTAGATAGCGGAAGATTAAAGGTTGTTAATAGTGCTACTGATTATGGGAGAGCTAAGCAATTAATTACATTAGAGATTGGTGAAACATATAGAATATCAATAGACAGTATTTCAGGAGATAATCCTTATGTACAAGTTTATGATAATCCATACACTCAATACTATATGAACGAGAATGGAGTAGAGGGAAGAATAGAAGTTTACTTTGTTGCTAGTACAATTAATTGTTATATTCAATTAGGAAATGGAACAGGAGATACAGAAGTTTCATACTTTGATAATGTAACAGTCAAGAAAGTAAACAAAGATGGTTATTGGCATGATAGAGCTACTGGTGATTGTA